GACAGCACCAGATGGCGCTGAAGGGCAGCTAGAGATGTTTCCTCTAGAGAAGTGAACAGCAGAAAGATCGGGCCCACCCTTCTTGGCGCGCAAAAAAAAAAAGTCTCCACCCTCGCTCATGTTTCACCTTTTCACGTTTGAGGAAGGTTGGGAGGGCCTTTCGACCCTCCCCTCCCGGTCACTTCACATTCTTGAGAAGTTCCATCAGCTCCACCTTGCTCAGTTTGGTTTTGCTGATGAACCTTTGGACCTTCTCGACCTCGCTCAGGGACTCGCGCCCGACCTCGGGCTTGAAGTCCTTATACGCCGCGGCGACCTGGGCTTCCGTAACCCGTTTGTCGCCGACTTTGCCGAGGCTGGCCCTGATGCTGGCCTGGAGTTGAATGACGGCGGCCCTAGTTGCCATCGCCAACAGAACCGGGGCGGTCCACAACTTTTCCGCCTCCTCTATCGTCTCGGGGAACACCATGTTCACCTTGACGGAGCGCGCCGCACCCTTTTTCCCGGATGGGGAAAAAGTCGTTTCGATTTCGTGCGTTTTCATAGCATCACCTTTCACGTTTCATGTTTTCAAGAACATCCCCGGCGAACCGGGTTGTTGACAATCATTTGCCAACAAAAACATGATACACATTTTCTAAGGGGGGAGCTATGTTATTTCAACATGACAGCATTGTCAAGGGGTGGGGTGAAAGGTAGGGCCCTCCCACCCATATACCTGCTCCCATGAATCTACACCTACCACCAAGCTGTACCTCTTTTGTCATTTCCGTCACGTCCCTACTGTTGACATCTTGTTCCTCATGCGCCATATTTCTGATCTTGGCAGATATGGAAAGGATATTAGATGTTGAAGGAGTGCTCTAATTGCAGGTGGTTTGAGCTGCCCATTGAAGGAGAGAAGCATGGACAATGCCGGCGCAGCGCGCCATCTGCTGGCGACGGATTTCCTCTTGTAAAACCCTCAGATTGGTGCGGAGATTGGTCTGGCTCTTATTATTATACTGGGAGGCCTAAAGATGGAAATTAATTACGAGAATGAATATCTTAAGTCCTCGTTCATGGCTGACAAGGCCTATGAAGATTATGCTAATGCCGTTAATCTTGAGGTTGGGGCCGAGGATGCTAGAAGGAGGATGGGTAAGGCAATTTATGCTTGTGAGATCGCTTATAGCAAATATTTAGAAGATTGGAGAAGAAATGGAAATGAATAGAGAGAAGGTAGAAAGGGCTCTTTTTCTTTTGCAAGAGTGGCAGGAGAGGAAGAAGACTGATCCGCTGCTTAACTTCGAGCCTCACTCGAAACAGAGGCCTTTTATTGATGCCGTATTAGCTGGCGCCAACGATGAGAACTGGTTTCTTGCCGCCAATAGGTCTGGTAAAAGTGATGCAGGCGCATATTGCGGCGCCACGTTGGCTCGTTTTGGAGATCAGTCTCCTGACGTGAGATTTGTTGGCGGCGCCGGTTCCTCTGTCGAGGTAAGAGATAGAGCAACAAGTGGATGGGTTGTTGCTCTTGACTTTCCTGCCTCCCGCGATATTATTCAGCCTAAATACTTCGATAACGGCTTCATGCCACCAGGCGCCTCTCATTTACCCTTTATTCCTCAGAGAGAAGTTGATGAATGGAGGGTTGGAGATCAGATTCTTAAACTAAAAAACGGATCGCTGATTGGATTTAAGAGTTGTGAATCCGGGCGCCTTAAATTTCAGGGCGCCGACAAGGAGTGGGTTCATCTCGATGAAGAACCCCCTAAGGAGATCTATGAGGAGATAATTATTCGAGTTGGCGTTCGCAAACTCCGCATATTTGCAACCTGTACCTTGCTTCCTCCTGAGGGACAGATTGGTGGCGTGACGTGGGTTTATACAGAGAGAGTTAAACCCTGGCAGCAAGGACGCCTTGGTAACATAGGAATATTTGGTTCCTCTATCTATGATAACCCTCACATTATGCTGAGCGAGATCAAGCGTCTAGAGGCAATATACCCGGCTGGATCGGTCCAGCGCCGAATACGGTTAAACGGAGAGTTTCTTCCTGGCCTGACTGGCTCTAGGGTCTATACAGGATTTCAATATAAAATCAACGTTAGAAAGCAGCCTGAGATAAATCTTAGGCGCCCACTTGCTTGGATTTGGGACTTTAACGTAGATCCAATGTGCTGCCTTCTTGGCGCCCGTGATGGGCGGCTCTTTAGAATATATAAGGAGCTTGTCTTTAGCGACTGTTCAGTCCCTGAAATGTGTGATGCCTTTAAGGGCGCTCATGCTGTTCATCTTTCAATGATCTGGATTTATGGTGACGCAACTGGAAAGCACCGCTCCCCCCAATCGAAACAATCCAGTTACGATCTTATCCTGAACAATATGCAAAACTACTCAGTTCCAATCCAGATGAAGGTTCCAGAGACCAACCCCTCTGTCCCTCTTAGGATAAACGCCGTTAACAGAGTTTGCTTCAATGAGGTTGGAGAAGTAATGCTTGAGATTGACCCCTCTTGTGAGGAACTTATAAATGACCTTGAAGGTGTAATAAGTGATGGAAAGGGAGGAATAAAGAAGACATACGACAGAAAAGATGTTTATTCAAAAAGAACCCATACATCAGATGCTCTCGGATATTGGATCGCCTTTGAAGAGCCAGTCAGACATATCCAGATCGAACAGAAAGGAGACAAAATTGACAAAGTTCCTTTACCATCATACTCATTTTCTCGCGCCAAGAGGATGTCTTAACATGAGACATCTCTAGAACAGCGTCGCTTTACAAGTCTATATCAAACGCTTATACATGGCTTTATGAATGAACCAGAACTAATATGCTGCAGAATGTGTGGAAAAGTTATGCAGCCAGGCGGTTCTCGAAGAATAGGGGTCTGTGTTGAGTGTATTGCATCCCCTCCTGACCACTTAATCCAAGTCAACATTCCAAGGCCAACCTATGCCACGCAAAGCGGTACGAAGAAAAACAGCGGCTGATACTGATATATCGGTCGTCGCTGATGAATCTCTCACAGTTGTAAATCACATTCTTGAGTGCCGAAAAGAGGCTGATGATGCCCGAAAGAAGAGGCTGTCGAAAAACCGTCTCAATGTGGATATGTTCCTTGGGGAACAAGATTTCTCTTACAAACAGCCTGGTCAGAGCACTGAGTTTCTTCCAAAGATGCCTATTGCTGTTGAACAGATGTGCGCCTTCGTTAAAAGGGGTCTTGTCCAGTTTGGGGATTGGTTTTCTGCTCAGCCAGGAAAAGGCTACCCAAACATTTTAACGCCTGAACAGATTAGAGAGTTGATGAAGGTTTATCTCAACAAAATCGCCACAACAAACAATAAATATACGACATTTCCTACCTTAATGACTGACGCAGTTAAGAGTGGCCTTTTAGAGTCTCTTATCATCCTAAAGGTCCATGGCTTCATGTCACCTGAGAGGGCATTCTCGATTGAGCCTGGAGAGCCTCTCATTGATCCTGAAACCCTCAATGTCCAATACCCAGAGCAGCTTGTGGCGACTGAGAAGAGGATTTGGCGCCCACGCATTGATCTAGTCAGAGCTGAGGACTATTATCCTGACCCAACAGGCCGCGGCCTTTACGAAATCCATGAGGTTGAACGAGACATAAGCGCCGTTGTAGAAATGGCTGATGCTGGTATATATGATGCTTCTGTTCTCAATCAGATTGAAGAGGATTTTACTAAGGAGTCTGATCAAAGGCGCACGGAATCACAGAGGGGACAAAGCGAGGCTCAGTCTCCTGACTTTAGAAAGAGAATTGTGATAACGGAGTATTGGGGTTCTCTTCTTGACAGCCGAGGACGCTTTGCTGAAAGAAACATCGTCTGTGCCCTCGCCAATAGAAAATATCTAATAAGAAAGCCCGAACCAAATCCATTCTGGCATGGAGAGAGCCCCTTCGTTGCTGGATCTATTCTTCGTGTTCCACACAGCGTTTGGCATAAGGCTCTCTACGACCATGCAAGCCAGCTAAACGTAGCCCTTAATGAGATCTTCAATCTAATGCTTGATGGCGGCCTCGCCCAGGTGTGGGGAATTAAGCAGATTAGAATTCAAGATCTTGCTGACCCTTCTCAAGTCTCTGGCGGAATACCTCAGGGAACAACCCTAGCTGTCAAAAACACTCTCCCGTATGGGAATAAGGTGATTGAGCAAGTTTCAGAGGGTGAGGTTCCGCCTGATGCGAAAGCCATATACGAGATGTTGTCGAGCGAGTTCGCTCAAGCAGCCCTTTCAAATGAGCTAAAACTTGGGGGCTTTCCACAACGAAATGTAAAGGCAACAGAGGTTATTGAACAAAGCCAATCTCAGGCTGTCACACTTGATAGCATAACGGCTGATATTGAAAATGATGTTATGGGAAATGTTCTCCGAAAGTTATGGCTAACCATTTTGCAGAACGCAGATGATCTTGATTCCGCCGATGTGACTAGCGCCATCGGCCCTCAAGGTGCCTTGACACTTGCACGCTTGACTGAAGAACAGCGTTTCGTCCTCTTCCACTCCTACGCCTTCCGCGTTTATGGTCTCTCTGAGACCTTAAGTAAGGCTCGAGATTTTCAGAAGTTAATGGCCTTGCTCCAAGTCGTTTCAGTAAACCCCATCATGCTTCAGGCCTTTTATACCAAGTATAGTCCTGACAAAACCCTTGAGGTGGCGATGAAAGCCCTCAACATTAACCCNTCAAATCTTCAGAGAACAGAGACAGAGGCACAGGGAATGGCTGAGCAGATGAAGATGCTTCCGATGTTTATGCAGATGGCTGGCGGCCAAGTAAACAAGAACACAGGAAGCATGGCCCCTTCTGCCAACACCGTNGGCGAAAGCGAAATGCCTGCNGAGATAAATCAGATGGTGAACCCNATGACTGGTATGACGGGGAACCAGTAATGTGGTTTGGTGTGCTCATTGTATGTCTCACACCTTTCTTAGATGCCAGATCGTGTGATGTTAGATTTAGCAGGTCTTTCACAACACTGGAGGCTTGTAAGACTTCAGTTGAGGATATGGTTAAGGCGACTGAGTTTCCAACTCTTGGATTCTGTGTAAAGCCTGATGGAGTAGAAGATGCCAGTTCGGCGCACCGGCGGCGGGTACAGATGGGGCTCCAAGGGGAAGCTTTATAAGGGGAAGGGCGCCAAGAAGAGGGCTATCAAGCAAGGTCTTGCCGCTATGTATAGTCAGAGGCGATCGAAGAGACGAGGGAAGAAACTTGGTCGAAGGACGCTTACATTGAGAGATATTTTCGGATGATGCTTCTTCC